AACAGAAAAAGTACAAAAGTATTTAGTAGATGTTGCCTTGACCTGTGAATTTCAAACTAAGGAGGTTAACAAGTGACAACATTTGTACCTATTACACGTTTCTCAAGATGTAAACGTTATGCAGGGGCAAAAATACAATGCCCTAACTGCAATAACATAGGCAGGGTTTATCATCTTTCATGGTCAGCCTTACAATGTCAAAGCTGTAAAAATATGATTGAAAAATATGATTGGCTAATAGAAAAAGGTAAGTATTCTAAGGAGGTAAACAAATGAAACTAAATTTAGATTTACCAAAAGATAGATGGGATTTTATAAAAACTAAATTAGAACCACATAAGGATGATTCTGAAACAGTTACTTTGTTTTGTCATGCAATAGAATCATTTGACTTTGAAGAGTCATTTCCATCTAAAATTTTTCAATGTTTATCAGCAAGTGGTAGAAATCCTTTTAAATTTCCTGATGTGAAAACCCTTACATCTTGTAACGGTGGTGCAGGTTTAATAAAACAATCAGCACAAGCAGGTTACTCTTGGCCTACTTTATCTGAGCCTTATTACCAATTCTTACTAGATAATTTTAAAATGGTAAAGAAATAACAATAGTCGGGAAGCCTGATAGTTAGGTTTGTGAGATACTCTAACTTGAAAGTTATACAATACCTATTGCAATTCATAGGAAAGACAGGGCAAGTGTTGGACTTGATCTATCTCCTGACTAATTAATTTAATTTAGGAAATAACTGCTGTTCTAACATATCAACAGCCTTATCATCTAAGGTATTCGTTGTTTGCTTACAAATAGACCTTAGTAAATCTACAATTAATCTTTTACAACCTGTAGAAGTAAGAAAGCGTAGCAGTATAGGTTTTAAAATTTTGTACATGACATTGTGTTGCTTTACAAACATACTATAGACGTTAAATTGAAATAGGTCATCTACAGGGCTGTTTAATCCCCATCGCAAAGCTAAACAGCCTTTTTTACCTTCTAGGCTTTATCTCTGCAACGGCAAGTTCTACTTCCTTAAGCCTATGAAAAATTTCTTTCATATCGTCACTCATATCATCTATTTTTGTAGTAAGCAATTCTATAGCTGTTGTATTTCTTACTAAGTCATCCCTTGATTGTCTACCTCTATAAGATATAGAACCTACTGATACAAAACAAGCCGTAAGCAATGCACCACCTGTAGCTGCTATGACCTCTATCACTTTTCTTAGCCTTTATCTAAAGCTATTATAGGTTAAAAACCCATGTCAGAGCAAAAATCTAAAAATCCTCTACAAAAACTAAAAGAAAAATTTGATGATAAAGAAGAACAATTTGAATTTATTTCAGTAGCAGTAAGACTGTTAGTAGTTTTTTGGAGTGGCCTTCTGGTTACAAGCAATTACTTGCCTAAGATCCCTGGTCTTACTACAGGAGAAAAGCAAGATATTACATTTCCCGCCAGTTTGTTAGCTTCAAGTCTTAGCAGTTTTGGTTTAGAAGGGGCTAAAAAACGCAAAGAAAACCAAGAGAAACCTAAAGAAGTTGCACAAAGTGATAATTCATACCAAACTATAAGGGTAGAAACACCTATAAAAATAATTGGTGCTACTGTGGTTGACCCCTCTACAAAAAAATGAAACGATTTCTACCTTTACTGCTGTTAGCAGTTACACCTGCTTGTTATGCAGATTTATCTCATAGTATTACGGCTTCTACAAAACTTACTGTAGGAGGGGCAAGTACAACTTCTTCAAGACTAGGTAATAGCTATAGCATTAGCGGTTCTGGAGTGGATACAAGTTACACTACCGCAGCAGGTCAAACAGTTAGTGATGGATTAGGATCATTAAATGTCTCAAGTGGTGTAGCTACTGCACCAGCTATTACAGTTACTCAAAAAACAGCAGGTAATAGCTTTACATTTAGTCAGTCATATAATCAAGCTGATGCGATACCAGGTAGTGCTGTTACAACTGGTACTAATCCTAATTTTTCTGATAATGTTACAAGTATTGCTGGCGGTACAGCAGGGGATTTAGCAGGCACGATAACCTCAGCAGGGTCAATAACACTAACACCAGGTGGACATAATACTGAGGCACTTGGTCAAATAACCTCTACATTGGTAGTTGATTAGCAATAACTATGTATAGGTTTATATTGCTGCTAAGTTTTTTTAGCGTACCTGTATATGCTCAAAGTGTAATTCCTAATTTTCAACAGGGAGTATTAACCCAAAGATCAGAAACTAAATCAACAACAGTTGAGGACATAAAAAGTTTTGATATACGCAATGGTTACCAGTTAACAATAGGAGGCGAAAATGTAAAAAGTTCTACAGGTAATTTAGCCCCTGCTGGTTGGACAAAACTAGATACAACAGTACAAGGTGTAGGTACTACATATGTCTCCCCAAATTTAGATAATAAGCCTACGTTTTCTATTGTAAATGAGGGGCAGAGCTTTCAATATTTTGAGACTTTAGAAACACCAGGTATTACTAATTACACGCATATACAGCGCACTACGCAAATAGAAAATGTAACTGATACGCTATCCACCTTTAGTCAATGAAAAGATATTTATGTTTACTGCTTTTACTTAATAACCCTGTTTTTGCTAATTCTGTTAATACTACCTCAAATTCCAGTGGTAGTGTAGTCAACCAGGCGGTGCAAGTGGTTCCCTCTAGGCAGTTTCAGTATCAAATGAACACTATTACTTGTCAGGGTGCAACATTAAATATTTCTCCATTTGTTTCTACTACATATGGCTTTGCAACACCTTACGAATCGCATTTTGATAGGCCAGTATATTCAAGGCGTGATATAGAAGGAAACTTTGATGACGAAAATAAACCTATAGGAGATGGTGATGTAGATGCTGGATATAGAGGTGAGATTCTTTACCATGAACAAGTAAGAACAGGACAAAAACAATCTAATGTATCTGTTAATGGTGGTATAACTGCTACTTTTTCTATACCACTAGATAGAACAGCTATAAAAGAATGTAGGAAGGCTATGGTTAAGCAAAATGAGTTATATGAAGCCTCACTAGCTGCAAAACGTCTTAACTTTGAAATGAGTAGAGCAAAGACTTGTATTGATAATTTAAAACAAGGTATACGATTCAAAGAGGGTACAGAGATGGCTAGAATATGTGCAGATGTAGAACTAATAACACCCCCAAACGTAGAACATACACATAAAATTAAGTAGATTTTTTAAAATATAATTTTCTAGCCTGTTCATAGTCATACATACATTCATTTGGATTATATTCTTGTGTTTTTATGCCATCAGGTGTTATATAAATAACTCTGCAACTAAATAAGGTTATAGAAGGAAAGTTTTGATAAAGCAAACTAACATAACCACCCATTTGTAAACTATGATTCTTTTTGCTGTATTTTTCTTGTGTTTTATAATCTGCAAGACAAAGCATACCAGTTTCTTTATGCTGTAAAACAACATCACAACTACCTGCTATATCTCTTTTCCTATCTATCATTCTTAGCTCATTTACTAAAGGTTTCCAAGTCTCCCACATTCTGTAATTTATAAGATGCTCTACCCAATGTGCATAATTTTTAGCATACGCTAGTGCTAGTGCTTTATCACCAGTTTCACACCATATTTGTACAGCACCATGAATAATAGTGCCTCTTTCTGCTGCTAATTCCATATTCTTACTAACAAAATCACTTGTTTTTATGACATCACTAATAGATCTTGCAACATAGCATTTACGTTTTAGATCGTAATACTTATGTGGTTCAGGATAAAACTCTACAAATGGATCTTGTACAAGAATATCTTTAATATTGTTTTTCATACATCACAGGATCAAAAGTTATTTTACCTGTAAGAACATTTTTATATTTTGGCAGTTTATGTACAGGAATTGACGAAGTTGCACCACTTTTTGTACGAATTGTACGCTTCCATCTTCCTGATCCATTTTCTCTCTCATAACCCATAGATAGAAACCAACCACTAGGAGGATTGTCTAAATTTTCTGGTTTTATAAGACCTTTTTTAACCATGTTACGCAGTGTTTTTGTGCCACTACCACTAAATAAACTATCCATTAGATTATATTCCCCATTCCATCAAACTTTACAACCTTTTGGTTTGGATGTACTTTTTCTTCTTCTACATATGGGTTATTTATTTTTCTTATTGACTCATAATTTTTTATTGTGCAACCCTTCCAAGTACCTGCAAGAATACCTGCTTCTAACTGATCTCTTAAAACCTGTTCACCATACTTTTTTATAAACTTTCTATATTCTGTTATCTGTTGTTTCCATGCCTGTATTGACTTACTACCTTTCTTAACCTTCCAAAAGTCATCTATAAGAGTTTGTAAGTGTAATAAATCATCTGGTATTATCTTTTCTTGTTTTTCTTTTTTA